CACTATGGCTGCAACTTATTACTTTGATAACATTAGCTCAACAGGATGTACAAAGGCAACAGCAGCAACAACAGGCGGCTGCTCAGGCTCAACCTGCGACAAGCCAACAGTATGCACAATTAATACAGCAATTGTTAGCAAATCAAGGTATTAGCCAAAGTACCACAGGCACATTAAAAACTGTCCTGGCCAATATCAACCAACAAGGACAAAATATTCGTAGTACAGGGAATCCAACCACAGACGGATTACTGAGATTACTGGGATTTTCAATAATATGAAATTAATAGAAGGTGGTAATGTCTTTAAAGACAAACAAGGCCAGGCTCTGTCAAGAAGAATTTTGCAAAAAGAAATTGCCCCGACTATAAACTGGCTCGAAGCTCTGACAGGGTTAAATTTTACCAAGGATCTGGACTCTGATAAACTACCTTCCAGATGGTTGGGCAGTACAGGGCGTAAAGCGGATTCGGGGGATCTAGACTTAGCAGTGGATTCAAAACAAATAAGCAAACCTGAACTTAAAACAAAATTAGATAACTGGATAAAATCACAGGGACAAGATCCCAAAAATTGGGTCAGACTGTCCGGGGAGGCCGTGCATTTTCTTACACCTATTCAAGGCAATGCAGAGAATGGTTTTGTACAGACTGATTTTATGTTTCTGGACAATGTGCCTTGGGGAATTTTTTGGCTAAGCGGCGGCAGAGACAGTAACTATAAAGGCCTTTATAGAAATATCTTAATGAGCAGCATAGCTAAATCTCTTAACATGAAAGCCAGCAGTAAGGGTATAATTGATAGATCAACTGATCAAGTCTTAACAATGAACCCCAATGATGCCGCGAAAGTGTTATTAAATCCCAATGCCTCTGCTGAAGATTTTAAAACTGTAGAAAAGATCTATGCAGCTTTAACTAGAGATCCTTCAAGAGATAAAAAATTAGCTGATTTCAGAGAATATCTAGCCAGAGATGGACTGTCAGAACCAGGGATAATGCAAGAAAATGAAGTGCATTTTCTTGCTAGATTGCGTGACAGAATAGTCAATAAAGGTATGACAGCTCTAGTAGAAGAAACACTAGAACCAGCACCAGTGGGCGGTCGTGCCAAAGGTATCGAACATCTTGAAGATTATGTGTTTAGAAAAGGCACAGCCGGCATTCAACAGGCCTTGGATATTGTTCGGCAAACTGCTGATACTCCTAAAGAAACTATTACAGTTAAATGGGACGGTAAACCTGCAGTGATATTCGGAAGAAAACCCGACACAGGAGAATTTGTCTTAACTGATGGGTCGGGTTTTGATGCCAAAGGCTATGATGGTCTAGCCACAAGCCCTGCTATGATGGCACAGATACAAAATGCGCGTGGTACCGGCAGAGAAAATCTTATTGCTATTTACAGCAAATTATTTCCTGTTTTAAAGGCTGCATTGCCAGATGATTTTCGTGGATATGTCAAGGGTGATTTGCTGTATTGGGATACACCACCCGAAATCAATGGTGCATATGAATTTCAACCTAACGAAGTCAAATACAGAATACCTGTCACAAGCCCATTGGGGCAGCGAATAGGTAATAGTAATATAGGCCTGGCAGTTCATTCATTTTACAGTGACCAAGGACAACCAAGACAACCTTTACCAAATGTAAATTTTCGTCCTGTATCTGGGTTGTTGCTGGAAAAACCAGTCAGTCTCGACACATTAGTGCCCGAACAAAAACTGATAAAACAACTGCAAAAGATCATTACAAAAGATGGCGCCGCTATCAATACTTTATTAAATCCTGTTGAGTTGAGATCAAATAAGATCACTGATTTAGCAAGATTAGCGGTAGATTTTGTCAATACCAAAGTAGGACAGGAGTTAGATAGAAATACTTTGGCAACAGAATTTTTGCAGTGGTTATCTGCTAATGTAACACCAAATAAATTTGCCAACATTATAAATTATTTAAAAAGTAATAGAACTAATGTCAATGGTTTAGCAGCGGCATTTGAAGCATTTAGCTTGTTGCATGATCTCAAAGTTGACATACAGCAACAAGGTGATCGTGCTCATCCCGGGCAGGAAGGGTGGGTAATGGCCACACCTGCTGGCTATGCCAAGGCAGTAGGAAGATTCAGTCCTAAGGCATTTGCTGCTCTGAACCGTGCAAGAAATAATCCCGCAAAATGAAATTCATTCAAGAACTTGTAGAAAGTCGAATGATTAGACAGCTTCAGGATGTTGAGCAGTTTAATCTCAATGATCTCATGGAAAGGCTATTTGAACATTTGTTAGCATTACAAGTTCTTGCTTTAGTAGATCCCAGGGCAGCAAAAAATTATACCAGTAGCATAGCAAATAATTTGCAGTTCAATGGTTTTAGAACTACACAAAAAGATCTTTATAATCTATTGAATTTTGTTGTCAATAACCGCGAATACCGAGACAAAATAGACCCTAATATAGATATTATATTGCCAATATATCATATTAAACGAAATATTAGAAGTATCAGTGACGGTCGTCTTGACCGCAATGACTACAACAATATGATGATGATCATTCAGCGGCAATATCATAGAATAGGACCAAGACAGGCCAATCTTCGTAGAGAAATCGGTGAATGGTCTAGACAAACACCGGATCAACGAGCAGAAATTATTAAGCAATTATTAATGTTGATGCGTGAGCGCCAGCTTAACAGTGATTTATATCATCTAATTGGTAACTTGTCAAAAAGCCAACTCTAAACCCAGAATTTCTTCCAAAATGGTAAATACATTTAGAGTGTTACAACTCAACAATTTAGGAGAGCTCAAATGGCAATCGTAACAATCGTTAATGGTGATTCACAACCAGTATTTAATTTAGACACACAGAATGGTCCAGTTGATCCAACCACATCTTATCCTTCTGCAACACCAACACAACCACAAGGTCCAAAACTAGACTTTTTCCGTTTAGTTGCAGCCAATACCATGGCCACACAAACCGGTGTCAATGAGTTTGTTGGCAACGTCATCCGTGGCATTCAACAGTTAGGCACAGTGGCAATTTACCAAGTCGATACAACAGCATTAAGTGTTGCTCTGTATCCAACTGGGTATACTACAGCACAAATTTTAGAGGCTGGAAACGTTGCAGTAGTGGCAGGTGTGAACCAGTTAAATAGTTGCACCAATGCAGGTTTCAAACTGACAACCTAATCTAGTAGTCCAACAGAGATTGGACCTTAGCCCTGGTTTTTTCCAGGGCTTTTTTTTGGCCTTAAATAACAGGCCATGCGTATAAGAATTACAACTCAATTTGATTGTACCGTAACTGGAGTGACAGGACATTATAGACCAGGGAAGATACCCTTTAAGGACAAGTCAGGTAATATCGTCAGTGACGAATCGACTTGGACAAAATCTCGTAATCAACAACGGAATTATGAATCTATAGTGCAGTTAATAAGTTTATTCACTCAACCCTTGAATCTCACTGTGCCTAAAAAAGAACATAACTGTTGGTCGTGGACTTTCGACAGTGAATACGAATCAATTTTTGATCTAGATCAGGACTGTTTGGGACTTTTGAAAAAACATGCTGCAGGAATACCAATGATCGTTGGCTTAGATGAACAAAATATTGAGCAATCTACTCTAGAACCAGGCCTGAATATTGACTTCAAATTAGAGAAAATCGAATAAATAAATTAAATTTGGATTTATACACTTATGGCCGACACAACTGATATTGAGAAAAAAAGTCTAGAAGCACATGTTGAGTTATGTGCCGAACGATATAGATTTCTTGAACATAAACTAGCCGAGGTTGACGAAAAAATTTCCAGTTTAGAAACTCTAATAAAAGAAGTTCATGGTGCTGTAATTGATTTTGGTTATAAAAGAAACGATCAAATTATTCAGTGGGGCGGAGCATTAATTGCAGTATTGGTTGCGGCTGTGGGTTATTTAATTGGTGTATATGTTGTAAAATGATAGACACATTTATACATTTTTTTCAACAAGAAAAAAACAAAATCGATAGAGATTT